TCCGTCTTGCGGTTGATGACCCCCATAGAGGTCATCTGCATGATTTCACGCTGATCCCCCTGGGACGCGAAGATGTTGAACTGGGTCTTGCGAACCAGATCGTGCCATTCTTCCAGCGTTGCCGTGTTTTGGTTCAGATTGTCGGCTCGTGCCGGGATTAGCCCGTTCGTGCCGCGGGTCGTCGCTTCCGCGCCGCCGCTATCCGCTACCAGAAAGACCGCTTGGTTGCCCTTGATGACGGCTTCCGTGGTCGTGCTGTCTCGCACCAGAGACTGGTGCTGTTCGAATCCGGCAATGAATTCCTGCCGGTACTGTGTCTGAAAGGCCGTATCAGCCATGACAGATCTCCTTCGTTGCAGAGTTAAATCCGCAAGCGTCGGGGTATCCGTTTCTGTGGCTGGGTTCGGGGTGTCCCTAAAGGCCTCTAGGGCCGGGGGCCGCTCCGCAGTCTCAACGGGGCCGTGCTTTTAGACGGGCGTTGACCGAACGGGACTGCATCGAAATGCAGGGTGTCCGTTGGATTGATTTTTTCGATACTACTGTTCGTTTAATTCGTCAATTACGAATTTTCTTTCTCGCGAATCCTATCCCGCGCTGCGACCAGCTCGCGATAGCGTTCCTGGATTTTCGTGTCTGCGTTATACGCCTTGCGGTTATTCTTCATCATCTTCTCGATCGAAGCGATTTCTTCATCGATCGAGGCGATACCGCCTTGCCCGTCAGAGGGCAGCAGCGCTGCCGCGGGGTTGAGTTGGCGTCCTAGGCCGGACAGCCACTGCACCGCCGCGACATTGTCTCCAAGAAGCGAACCGTCAGGCATCCGAGCACCCATGATGCTGTCGCGAAGCCCCTCGGGTGCATCAACGAAGGCGCCGCTGATCATGTTGATATTCGACTTGTAATCCGCCCCCCATTCATCGCGAAGTTCATCACGCGAACCCAGTCGGAATTCTGCGTCCGCCTTCTGCTGTTCCTCCGCCAGTTGCTCCTGCATACCGACATACCAGTCCATGACACCAGCAACGTCCGCAGGACTCCGGTTGGTCGCATGGGCCTGAGCCAGGAAACTGTCCAGGATCGCCTTGTCGTCATCGCCGATCACTAAACCGTCTGGCAGCGCATCCATATAACCGTCCGGGGTCTCTGGAATACCGTTCTCCTTGCGCCACGCCGTTAGTTCCTCCTCGCTGGCACCTTCAGGCGGAGCTTCTGCGCTTTGCTTGTGTTTACCGGACGCCAGTTTGTTTTGGGCTTCCAGAAGTGCCTTCCCAACATCGGCCGGAGAACCGTAGCGCGCCAGACGCTTCAGGGCTTTTTCATCCTCGCCAGCAATGCGCTGTCGCCAATCTTCCGGCCACGTGCCGGTTTTGCTGTCATCGTCCGGTCCTGGATCATCGACCAGCGTAAGGGTCTTCTCCGACCCTTTGTCACCGTCATCTTTTCCCTGATCGGTTTCTGCTCCGGAATCCTTCCCGGACTCCACGGTCGCGTCCTGCTGTGTACCGGCATCATCTAGCTCATCGGCAAGCGTTTGGGCCGCGGTCTGGGAATCGGTCATTCTACTGCTCCTTCTTGGTGCTCTGCGCACTCAGTTTGTCGATCGGGGTATTGATCAGGTGCTGGACTTGCATGCCGACCCATCGGCGGCCGTCGTTGAACGCGCTGATCCGTTCACTCGTGGGGTCGAAGCTCACGCTGTTCAGGCGGCAGGCAGTGTGCAGGATGAAGCTAAGCGCTCGCTTCTGTTGATGGACATTGGCGTTTCCAGCGGCCAACGCCTTGAGGGCCATAATTTCCGCCTTTGTGGCGGGAAACGCATCCCAGGCCGGTGTCTTCGTCATGCGGAGGCCCCGCTCATGGCGGCGCCGAGGTCTTTAGCAGCGGCCGCACCGCGCTCAATCCCCTGCGTCAATGCCTCCGCCTCAGCCTGCATGGCAGCTACTTGATCCGCTTCGGCCATTTCCTCGTCGCTGCGGATCCAGTTCTCCGGTGTTTTGATGTCGACCAGGGCCTGACGAAGCGCGACACGCGCATCCACCATCTCAGGCGCGCGCGGATCGAGGCCCGCGGCAACGGCGAGCAGTTCCGCCGCCTCCATGAATGACCGAACAGAATCACGCTCACGCGCGTCGTGCAGCGGGCTTTCAAACCGGAACTGTATATCCTGACCCTGAAGGGATTTCGGCATATCGCTCGGCCGACCGAACACCCCTGTCGGCATCAGCAACGTAAAGGTCTCCTCGCACAGCGGACCGTTGTATTCATCCTCAATCGGCTCAAACAGCGGCAGCGCCTCGCGCACGTATTTCTGCATATGTTGCGAGATTTCAAAGGCCGTCATATCCCGGTCGACATTCGGGATCGGTGTCAGCTTATCCAGATAGAAAGCTGTCTGAATTGCACCGGCGATTTCCGCTTTTGCTTCCATCCCGAACGGTAGGCCCGATTTGTCGCGTGACAGAGGTCGCAGGGCCTCACCCATTTTCTCGTCATAATCCGCATCGACCCAGGTGATCCCCGACGAGAAGAGCTGAACATCGTCGCGAATGGCGCCGTGCGTGCCGATCAGCGGCGGATTTACCGCCATTTCACCAGCTTCCAGCAGCGTCAGCGTAATGGCCTGGATCAGCCGGGCGTCCGGCAAAGCTGCGACGGTTGCCGGCGAAAACGCGTAAGGGCTTCCTGAAACGGTCTGCCAGCGCGGCACAAGATAGCGCCGATTTACCTGGGCGACTTCCTCCAGCATGACCTCGTTCTCAACGTCGATCGTGCAAATCGTCCAGGGATAGGCGTCCGCGTTGAACCCCTCTTCATAGTCTCGCGTCGGCATTTGGGTGCGACGACACTCAATCTCGCGGGTCGGGTCCGTTTTAGCGATTCTTCGAACCTCGGAATGAACCGTCTTCGGAAACAGCCGCACCAGTTCGGCGGCGGTCGGCTTCCACTTCATGTTAAATTCACCGACATTGCCGGCGCTGTCCTCGCCCCAAGCACAGTCCCGCAGGTGGTGGCAGCGATACAGAAGCCCGTCGGCATCCGGGTTCATCTCTAGAGATAGCGGAGACTGTCCAAACGCGGTGTAGTCGTTGTCGGCTTCCTTGGTTGCACGCTTAAGCTGACACCGTCGGTCAGCCATGACACGGCGCTGGCGCGTCGTGGCCTCCTGAAGCCAGGCCCGGCCCTCTCCATCCACTTTATCTTCACGTCGAACCGTTACGTGAAACCAGCCATCGCGCGGACGCAGCATAGCCGACAGGGCGTTAGCCAGTTCGCGACGGGCCAGCATCGGATAGTTTGTCGTCAGATGGGCCGCGAAGTCTGTCCCCAGCGATACGCTTGCCGTGAAGTCAGCACGCTCTGGATAGAAGTTGTCAGCCATTTCCTGCCAAAGCGACAGCAGCGAAAGTCGCTTCTCAAAGCGCTTGTCGCCGCGTTTCTTCAGTTCGGTCGCGTTACCCTTGAACATTGGTTATCAGCCTGCGCCTAGAGTTTCCGATCCTGCAGGCACACCCGTTCCCCGCCCACCGCTACGACGGGCGCGGATCGCGGCATCCCGCTCGTTACGCTTGCGCGCGATTGGATCTTCCGGATCAGGCATTGGCGCCGGCGACGGTGGTGCAGGCGGCGGCTTCGGTTCCGGCGGCTTTGGCGCACTAAAAAGGCTTCCCATGATTGTTATCCTCCGGTCGCGGTGTCGAGGTTAGGACCAACGACGGTGCGAAATCGCTGGTCCATTTGTGTGTCGGCCCGGCGTCGGGCGTGTTCGGCTGCTATGGCTCTGCGGCGGTCGGCTTGTGCTGCACTCGGGTCTTCCATATCCGAAAGACCCGGCGGTGGCGGCGGAGCCGGCGCGCTAAACAATCCACCCATGTTTCATCTCCTCCTCTTGCGCTTCGCGGCGCTATGGCCGATTTGGACGGTCGGTGTTCTGCCTCGACCGGTCCCCATTTCAGATTTCCATTGCTGGTAATGCGTCGCCATCTTGGCACCTGACCACCAGGCCATAACCACGGCATCGCCCCGATCCGGTGAACGGCCCATCTCTTTGACCACGATCTTCTTGGCTAAAAGCTCAATGCCATGGGCGGTCACTTCGAAGGTCGGTTTCGTCAGGTCCGCCAGTAGTTCCCGGTCGTCCGGCAGCATGATCGGCGAACCGCCTGGCTGCGATGGGTCCAGCGCCTCACGAAACCGCCAGTAAGCCGCTGTGCGAACATTGCGAAGCTTGAGCTGCCGGTCCTTGGTTCGCTGCGTCGATGCTTCTACACCGGCATAGGCAACCGCGTTTTCCGCACCGTTCATCTTCAGATGCGCATAGGCTTCCGCGCCCCAACCGCCACCGATATCAACAACCGGCACGGCTGCGTTGAGACGCTTTGAAATCACCAGCCCGCTAACTTCCGCGCCGCTCGGGGTCTCCGCCCCTGGGACGGCAATAAGCGGGGCGTACCAACCGTCATGACGACAGGCGATCACCGTCTGATCCGGACCGCCCTGGGCTACGTCGACCCCCATGGAACACATCGGCACGCCTTCTGGCGGGGTTTCCGTCCAGCGGCGCATGGCCTGCTTGACCCAATCTGTTGGGATTACCTGGTTGGCTGCATCGATGACGCCGGCCGTGAAATCTCCATGCAAAAGCTGACTGCGCAGCGGCTCCGGCAGTGAGTTCAGTTGCGCCCGATACTCTGGCGTATCGCGGTGTGGATTGTCTGCCAGCGCTGCTGGGATAAACGTAAAGCTCAGCGGACGCTCATCCCCTTCGAAATCGTCCGGGCCGTCGACCCAGCGCGGCACACCCTTCTCGTCCAGGACCGCCCAACGAAGTTCACCGTATTCAGCCGGGTTTGGGAACTGCAGATCAAGCCAGGGCGCGAACCACTCCATCACCCAATACCCGTCGGATGACCGCGGCGGGTTTGATGCCAGGACAATGCGTCGGCGCTGTCCTGCCTCGCCCCGCAACCAAGCCTTTAGGGAGTTGACTTGGACACGCAGAAACTCTCCGGCTTCATCGAAGCCCATGAAGTCCCGCTCTCGACCGGCATGCTTGTTCCAGTCGCCGGGTTCCTTCATTCCGGCCAGCTTGAGCGATCGACCGTCCGACCAAGTCCACTCTCTCTCATCGCCGCGAAACCGCGCGTCGTCGCCAATGATTTCCTTGCCTGCTTCTTCCAGCCCGTCCGTTTGCGACGATTCACGACGGAAGATGATGCTGCGACGATGTTCTTGAGCCGCCAGCCCCATCAGCAGGAAACTCTTTCCTCCGCCTGCCTGTCCGCCATAGAGCAGGATATCCGCCTCGCTCAGGTAAGCCTCTGTCTGCGGCCCAGGAAGCGGTACGAAGCCGCGCATGGATGTGGTGGCTTGGAGAACGTCCTTCTTGACGGCCTCCCTCTCGGCCTCCGGTAGCGCCTGCAGCGCCGCCAGAATGCCATCCACGTCCAGCGCGGCTTGCATGGATCAGCGAAGCTGCTGGATCTTCAGGTAATCGATCTGCAGCGTCTCGGCGCCGGCGGTAGGACCCGCCTTGATACCGAAGACCGCATGCATCTGTTCCAGTCCGGCCAGCGTGATGTTCTGCGCCGTCCCCGCGGTCCAGGATGAACCATCATGGAAGTAGGGCGTGATTGTGGATGTGGTCGACACACCATCGAAATAGAACCCGGCGCGATGCCAGGTATCCGTAACCGATGTGGCAAATGCAGACAGCGTGTTCTGCGTCGAGGCATTCGACGTTTCGAAGTTCACCGTCATGGCGGTTTCCGGGGTCTTCCAGATCAGCGCGCCGTCATAGGACGCCAAAGGCCCTAGCGCGTTGGCCTGCATACCGCCGGTGGTCAGCGTGTCGGTCAGCCCGAACCACCACGTGCTTTCATTTGTGTTGGCCTCGGCTACCTTGAACCGGGCTTCGAACCACAGCTCCTTACCCTCCGCGAAAAGCCAGTTCTGGGCCACGCTTGAAAGGGCGTGATAGTCGTTATCCGCGGCAGCTGTGACGACGCTCAACACGCCACCGGCGGCATCCTGATACACGTTCGTACCCGTCGCACCGTCGCTGTTTGCGGTGTAGGTGTACGTATCGGCGCTGAAGAAATCGTCGAAGAACACATGGAACACCGACGGATCGCTGTCGTTCAGGCTGGGTGCGTGCTGCCACAGATCGGGCGGTGTAGCACCAGAAATACGGCTGCCGTTGCGGATCAGCTCGTCATTCGGACCAAGGCCCAGACGGCGGCCGTGAAGAGATGTTTGAATCGGGGGTGTACCGGTCATGATGTTCGCTCCTTGCTTAGATTGCTGTTGCTGATGGAGTCATGAAAAAGCCGTCCGGGGATGACCCATGGACGGCACGGAAACCCGGTCGCACTGCGCCGGGAAGTGGATAGGTGGATTAATCGACCCAGATGTAGATCGTCCCGGCGGTGGAAGCTCCACCTTGGGCGATGGTGATGGAAAGTTGCTCGCCGATGACGATGATCGGCACGGGAACCGCTTCTCCGCCACTGGCGTACAAAAGCGCTGATCCGTCCTGAGCTGTGGCACCCTGACGCGGCGCCTTTGTGAAGGCAGACGTGCCAATGTTGCTCTGGCTCGCAACGCTGATACCGGTTGTCGCACCTTCAATTGTCAGGTCGGCACCGGTCGCAAGCGGACTCGTTCCGTCCGGGACATAGCGATACTGAACCACACGGCCAATCACCGGGCCGGTATTGATGGAAAAATCGCCGCTGGAATCCGTTGTCACGCTGATCGTATAGAGTTCGCTCATGATTGTTCCTCCTCCGGCGTAGTACCGGCCTGTTTCAGCCCTTTGGCGATCACCAGCGCCATTCGTCGAGCAATCTCGATGTCACTGACATCCTCAGTCTGGATCGGTCCCCCGTTTTTGCCGGTCAGCTCCATGCGCTGCGTGATCTTGTCGTTCAGTTCGAACGCCAGCCGCATGGCCTGCATCGGATCGATCATCTTGATCTTGGAAATCTTTGTGCCGTCATCGGTGGTTCGGGCATCGAAACTCGCGATGGACAGGGCCACATGAGCCGGCAGTTCCGTCA